GTAGTCAATATACCAGCCATCGCCAAACATCTCGGCCAATTGGCGATTAAGCTGCCCTCGAATGAGACGCAGCAGCGGGATAATGGTATCGACCCAAAAGATACGCCGCGCCGTTTCAATGTTAGCCAGTGTCGCATCTTCAAGCAGCCCAACCATAGGCTGCGGCACGCCCATTGCGCTGCAAATTTCAGCCCAAACTTTAGACCGGCTTGCAACAAAATCCATTTCCAAAGCGGATTGATTAAGCGTTTTAATGTCGCGCGTCGTTAGGAACGGTTGTCGTGCATTTTGCGCGCCTGCCTGCTTGGCTTTGTGCATCTCCTTTAGTCTATCAATCTGTTCGGGGCTAGTGTCTGGATCAATGATTATGGCGTAATCGCTAATGCCTCGATTGTGCATTGAGTTGAGCTGCCACATGCTGGCCTCTCGATCAACGTCAACGGCTCGTCCCGCGGCCTGAATAGTTGGCAATCCAAATAAAAAATCATTAGGATTTGCTGTCTTAACGTGCACCATGTCGGGCGATTGAATGTCGCGCGTAATGCCGCCATACTGGTAGCGATAGTAGTCAATCAAGCGCTGGCTGCCGGCCTTAATCTTGATGCCCTGTGGCAGCAACGGCCAAAGCTCTACCGGCTGCGCTGAATTGCCTGCTCGAATAATTGACCAATAAGAGTTGCCAGCCAGGTCGATATGCTGGCTCATAAATTCCATCATTTCTGACCATGCAAAATCAGGGTTTGGCCGATCAATCAGCTTTTGAAGCGGGCTGTCTGGTGCCTCGACTTTAGTGCCGTCTCGCTGTTTTCGGTACGCCTTCCACGGCACTTGAGCGACGCTTTTAGCGCGCCTATCCACGCATGCATAAAAGATCGCGCTGGCCTTTAGTCCCTGCTCAATAGCGGTTTCTGTGTCCCACTTTTGAAACACCGGAGCCGTGCGGCTGTATGTCAGCAAAAGCTCAGGCAACGTGACCGACTTCGTTTCCGCCATTGGCTCGCGCTTTTTAAAAAAATCAATTAATGCCATTGTCGGTTTCCTGTGCGAGTTGCAGCCCCATGCGGCCAATTGCTTCGTGTGCTTCCTGCTCGGTCACGTTGGATGCGTCGAAAAGCGTTTGCACTTGCTCGGTCGTTGTAATGTAGCCCGCACTATTGGCAAGCATTGCAACTGCCTCTGGGTTCCCTGCTGTGGTGATCGGATCTGCATCTAGCGGGTAGGTCGTGAGCGGCAGCATGGCGGCAAACTCGTCGCTAATAATCCCCGCGCTAATCCAGTGCGTGACAGGCTCTGCTCCAGTAGGCGATAGTGGCGTGGTGTACATGCCATCCCCGGCAGGTCCGGCAACAACGGCGGATAGTTCGCGGGCATATGCCGCCTGTGAATCTGGAATAATTAAACAGCGATATTTCATACGATAACCACCCCGGATTTACCGGCTAAGTACGCTTCTGAGTTGTCGCGTTCATCGGCGCTTAGTTCATCACCAAAGCGCACGATTAGACCGTAGATTCTGCCGTTTAACGGGAAAGCAGTTCCAGGTCTGCGTCCGATATATATCGGGTTAGTTGAGAACGCTGAAACTACGCCCGGATAACTGCCAAAGGAGCCGATTTCATCGTCTGCCCCGTTTGTTCGGAGAAGAATTTGGTTGTTTAAATTAAATCCGGCACCATTGATATTGGCAAAAAACACCGCTGAATATGGAGGCGTTCTCGCGCTCGTAGCTTGCCCGCCGGTCCCCGATGGGCCTCTTAACCCGGCAACAAACGTGTTTGAAGCGCCGGTAACATAAGTTCTGAGATCGCCGCTTGTCGTATCGTCGCCAAGCTCGGCAACAATTCCAAGCCCCGCGCCCGTAACTCGCATGCCAGAAATGATCTGCGAGACATTGCTGCCCGGTGTGTTCGCCAGCGTAGCAAGAAAATCGTCGACGCCATCAAAATTTAGCCAGTGCAGCGTGCCGTCTGTCTGATAAGTAGGGCGCGCCGTGGATGTAGTTTGCATAGCGTGCGTGTTGCGCCCAGATTTATCCAGCATCAGCCCAACAGGCTGCCCAGTTGCCGTGACGGGTATCGTGCCTGCTGCGTCCTGATAGAGCGTGCTCAGGTCGCTTGGGTCATACCATGCGCCATTTTCGCCAAATTGGAATAGGTTGGCAGGTGAAAATTGAGGTACTTGTTCTCCAAGCCGCCGCACGGCAAGTTGAGTAATTGATAAGCCAATCCCTATCATGTCACCGCCTCACAAACAACGAGCCGTTGTTACCTGCAAACAAAACAAAAGCAAGTGGGATGTTGATAGTGTGCGCGCCCTTGGTAAGTGCTCCTGCAATAGTCGGGTGCGGGTATAGCACATCGCCATTCACCCATGTCTCGCCAACACTTGAGCCATCGGTGTCAATGCCGCGAACAACTCCAAAAGTGCTAATGTAGCCGGTCTGATTGTTTGCAATGTTTTGATCTGCAATGCCGAGGATAAACATGCCATCAATTGCGCCGGTTGCGGGCGCTGCTGTAATGCGTCCGCTGTTGCCATCGCTACCCGTGGCCATAATACACTGGCCAATGGAAATTGCGCTTGAGGCTTTTACGAGCATGTGCAGCTCTTGCCCGACTTGAAGCGTCACGCCGCCAGGCAAGCCGATGTCTACCGTTTTGTCAGTTGCGTTCCACGCCATTTCGCCATCGCCTGGCGCTGTATTGTTCGTCGTGTCGAAAACAAATTTCTGCACCGGAATCGGGATTAATTCTGCCGTCGTCGTTTTTTTAGTAACGCCGCCCTGCACCACCGGCACTGCCTCAGTGCCAGTTAATGCGCTGGCTGCCGCCAGCTCAGACAGTTTAATAATTGGCGCAGTCATCTCAGATTAGCGCCACAATGTTTGCGGCACTGGTCCCGAGCATAACTTTTTTTGCACGAACAGGGATAATTGCACCCGACGGAACATTGTAGAAAAAAACCGGGGTCGAATCTTCTTGGGCGAGAATTAGCAAATCGCCGCCAGTGCCAACATACAAAGCTTTTGAAACACAGTCCAGCTCAATAATGTCGTCTGGATAAACCTCGCGCAGGCTTTTTGCTGGGAAGTCCGTCGTGTCGCCTAAATGGGCTTGCTTGTCAATTGCTGGCATGGTTCCTCCAATAATTTCAACATTTTATGCCAAATCAGAAAAAATCTATAACAATGTTTTGCTTGGCAGATCTTCTCACGCCTTCGCACGCGTACCGCAGCGCATCAATAACGTGGTTCTTTTTGTCCTGCAAAACTGGCAGCACTTTTCCTGTGAGCGGATCAGTTTTGAAACTATAGAACGTCAGCTCGTCGATAGTGTGCGTGCATCGAGGATGCACAACGATATCGTATGATTTCAGCCACTCAATGCCCTCCTCGACCGATTTTGCACCTTTTACCGCGCCCATGATCTTAGGGAACCCGTTCTTGCGCATGTGACTAATTGTTTCAGGACGCGAGCTATCGGCCACGATAGGCCACTTTTCTGCCTCGGGCACAGTCATAAACAGCTCAGGCGTGTTGACGATCTCGCAGCCCACCATGAACGCCTCGTAATCGATATACAGAGTTCGTCCTACAATGTGACAGCGCACTAGCGTCGTCGGATCGGTGGCGAACCCCCAGTCAGCGCCTAGTCTATGAACTGCATCATGCGGCGCTTCAAACTCCTCAACGCGCCAATTCTGAAACACGCGAGCGCTGCTGTTTTGCAGGTAGCCGCCACGCCAGACATGGGCATATTTGTCTGGATCGCGCCCTAGGTCGTACTCCATCTCTGCGCGTAGCACATCCGGGAACCAAGGGTTGTCGTCAAAGTTTACCTCCAACACAACCGAGCTAGGCGGCGGCTTCTCTCCACGCAGCAGCACATCAACTGGGTCAGTGGCCTGACTCGGGTTCCATGTGAACCAAAGCTCGGAGCCAGGCTTGCGTATTGTCGGGCGCAGCAGGTCTAGGCTTCGTTGGCTGAGGCTTTGAGCTTCCTCGACCCACGCGCAATCGTAGCCCTCTAGGCTCTTTATGCTATCGGCGGTATGGTTCTGCATGCCCTGGAAAATGATCATGCCGTCGCCGCGCCGGGACTTAATAACCGCTTCCTGCACCTCGAAATAAGCGCCCGCGTTCATCTGCTC